GCTAATCCGTAAGATTCTATCCCGTACATAAATCTCCCAGGAATCTTGACTAAAATGGGTCATCGCTATAAATTATTGTTTGAATAGGTGCTTGGACATCGAGCAAGTTAAGATTATTATGGGTAAACCCGACATTGCCCTTCATTGAGCGAATCCGGATAGGGTCGGATAATGGCGTGGGTCTACCTCCAGTCTCCATCTCCTTTGTTTTGCGGCAATGTATTTCAGTAAACACCCAGTCGGTTAAGTGTTGTGCGTAACGGTGAATGATAACTACCGAATCGGCACGGTTACCCCATTTACCTCCACCCTCAATATCCGAGGTCATTGGTGGGGTTGGTAGCCCAGCGTAAGGGTGGCCGTTAGGGTGCGTTCTACGCATTGCCTCCGTTACCGGGTGGGTATTTACGATTGTTGTAATCGAGTTCTTGTGGGCAAAGATTCGCACGGCAGAAGCTACCTCGTAATGGTATTCGTGCATTCCAGACTTGCCAAGTTTTCTTTGGTCTGTTACAAGCGAATTGTAAGGGTCAATTAGGCATCCGGTATACTGCCATTCTTCGTGTATTTCCTCCATAATGCGAAGTAGGTCGAATGCGTTGTATAGATTGTTGCTATCAATAAAACGAAAATGCTCGTCAATGTAATCAAGGTGGCGGTACATCTTTGCCTCCGTTACGTTTTGTATTGGCTCGCAGGAAAGGAACTCAATAAGTTTACGCTTCAACGAGTGTACCTCGTTCTCCGAGGAATATACCAACCACTTTTTTCCAAAGTTCATAGTCTGCATCAACATCAGGTAAATAAGCGTGTGCGTCTTACCTACGTTGGCGTGGCCAGTTACAACTACAAACTCACCGTCCTTAAATCGTAGGAACTCGTCTATTGTTGGATGGCCGAGCTTGCCCGTGTCATAGTATTTACCGCCTCTTGCTCTTTCAAGGAACGGTAATACTTTATCGTTAGAAATTAGGTCTGGGTGTTTCATAAGGCAAACGTAAACAAAAAATCAATACAAAAAACTTTAGACAAAAAAAAGCCCCTCCGGAGAGGGGCAGAACCAGTCGCTTAATGAAACACCTAAAATGGACTGGGTTCTTCTACACGAGCAGCAAAGTGTTCTTGGTGCGTGGCTCCGTGCGTGCCGGACATCCAAGCGTTAAACTTCTCTGCCAACTCAAAAATTTTCTCTACTGGGATTGTAGAACCTTGCGATACATAAGCTGCTGACATTTCAACGGCTGACTTTAACGCAACTTGGCGAATAATAGAAACCGAACGGTCGTCGTTTGCCTTCGGTGCGGAGGGCGTCCAAGCTGGGCGGTCTCCACGTTGAATCTTAACGGTTCCTTTCTCGTTCTTGGTGTACTCAACCTCATCGCCTACTTTGTAGGAAGGGTTCTCGCTCTTAGCAAATGCGGTTCCAAAGTCTCCGTTATCAAAACGCAGCTCTAACTTATAGAACTCTTGCCATTGGCCGTTGGGGGTGATGCTTGTAATTTTAGGCATTGTGTAATTCGTTTAAGAGGGTTCTTTTTAATACTTCGTTTTCTGCTTCGAGAAATTCCATCCGTGATGCCATCGCCTCGACTCGATGTTGTAGAAACTCTACCATTTGTTGTGCCGACTCTTGCGACCAGTTCGTTCTTGTTCCGTAGTCCATTGGAATAGTTTTAGGTGTTAGACTGGACAAACATACGCAAAAAAATTAACATACAACACCCTTACCAAAAAAAATTACTTGCCCGGTGTTTTTTTCTATTTCGTGGTCTCGGCTAATAGTAACCTTAGTTACAAAGTTAGTATTATCGTCTTGTATACCTCCCCACTTGCGTAACGCATCCAGAGCAAACTTGATGGCCATAATACAGTTATCGTTATCGTACCCGTAGTTATGGCGTAGCGTAGCCGTAATGGTTTGGAATCTTGTTTTATCGTATGTTGCTAATTGAGCAAGAACCTCCTCGGTAAACTTATCCTTGGCCTTCTTGCGTACTATCCAATGCTTAGAAGCGTAGAACTGATTAAGGGACGGTACCTTGGAAAGTACAACCTTAATCTGTATATCCGCAACGGGCGGCAAAGGCGGGGTCGAGTTTATGGACTTCTTTAAGGAGGGTTTGCTCCTGGGCTTTGGCGTAAGCACGGCCTTTGGCATCACAATTAGCGAAAAGAATCGCAACCTCCGATAGTATCAAATCTATCTGCCTCTTGACTTCTGGATTGTTGTAATACGGCATAGTCATTAAGTTGTTTGAGTTCACGTTTGAGGTGTATGATTGCTTTATTAATATCTTGCTCCGCTGGGTTGCCGTCTTTCTTTCCGGCACGAAGCAGGTAGGCGATTGCTACACCCAAATTGTAATTGTCGTGGGCAAAGTCCTGCACCACGTCAAACGCCTCTATCCCCTTGAACTTACCAATGTAGTATTCAGGCGTCCCAGTACAAGAACACTTGATGGAATCCTTGATGCTCATTTATTAAAGTTTTTCCTTCCTTGCTCCCAGGTGTTGTATTTTCTGAGGGCTGAGGATTCGTTTTCGCTTCTGGGGTAGTCGCAGAATCCGAAGTGGTTAAGGAATGCGTTGGTGTAGTCATTAGGAATTTGTTTTAATTCCATTGCAAGATGTTTCTTGCGTCGGTCATTTCGTTCTGTTGCCATATTGCAAACCTAAAAAAGAAAACGATAGGTCTAACCAATGTAAATAACTAAAAAGTTATTAACACTTGTCGGGCGTATGCGCCCAATGCTTATTTTTTACTACTTAGTTAGTAAGTTAACTTAAAACTAACTTAAAACTAAATAACTCTAAACTAACTTAGAACCTAACTTAGTATATTTAAAAAAAAATTATGAAACTAGAACTTGAAGATGGTTACCTGAGTAGAATTGACAAAGAAAAAATTTTTAAGTCTTACTTAAGGTTTAAGTTTAATCAACTCTTGAACCAAAAAAAAACAAAATTTGGTAGTTCAATAACCACCAACGACCTAACATTCCCAAGCCATTGCCCAATCCTAGGGATAGAACTTGATTACTTCAACGAGGTAATGGCAGATAATTCACCGTCCATCGACAGGGTAGACCCAGATGCCGGATATACTCCAGGCAACGTGCTTATCGTTTCGATGAAAGCAAACAGAATCAAAATGAACGGTACGCTTGATGAAATTCTAAAAATTGCTGATTACATCAAAAAACATCAAAACAAGTAAATCTGCGTTTAGACGCATTTTATTAGTCAAGGCATACAATCTATCCAATTCAGATAGATAATGCGTTAGAACGCATATAAAGTACCTCTACTGCCTTATTAGGACTACGAGCAGCATACCAACAGCGAACAACATTAAGTATTTCTCCCAACCACCTTTTGCTCTGGTCGTGATTTTGGTGTTAATATACTTTGTTACTTGCACCGTATCCGGTAAGCACGTCGCTTGCAACCGGATGGTATCAAAGTTTCTAACAATCTTAATCCGAATGTTGTCCTTTTGGACAACTACTGTATCAACATTGTTAAGCGTGAGCGTATCCCAAAGGTTTCTTTCCTTGGTTACGATTGTGGTATCCCACCTCGTTTGCCATACGTCAGCACCTTTCTTTACGGCTTTACGTAAGTGGTACTCCGCCGAGCAACTACCCAGAGCAAGACTCGCAATCAGGATTATCAATAGAGCAAGTAGGGGGTGTGGGTAATTCTTCGAGTTCACTTAGCCAGTCGTTAAAATTGGACATATTTAGTTTTTCCACCTTTCTTAATTGCTTTTAGGACTTCTCCTTTGTTGTTATTAACGTCGTACGCAACGTGAATCCACTTCGGTTGTGCATCGGTACCAAACTCCCAAATGAGTTGCTTAAACGGCAGCTTCTTGCGTATGTAATTGAATACAGCCGCCATATCCTCGCATTGAATATCTGCTGCCCTTCCGTGTACGTGGTCGCTTGTTGCGCTACCACCCACGGCAGAGTTCACTAATGGTGAACGAAACCCACTCGTTACGTTTATTACCCCGAACTTATCCCGAACCGGCTGTAATACTTTTTGTACCAATAGTTTTAGGTTATTGATTTCGCCCTGGCTTGGATTGTTTGCAATCCCGGTATCCGTATGCGTAAGCTCGGCAAGCGTAAAGTTTTCAGATAACTTCATTTTGATAAATTTTATGCAGCAACTCTAATGATTTCCGAGTTAACGTGTCTTATATCGCACTTTTTAATATACAATTATCCCTTATACGGAACTTTATCGTCCTTGTCCCCGGTACTTCTTACTCGTCACCCCTTTGTTCGGGCTTTTTTTGTGCCTTCCCAGTTTTGGCTTTGACTTCTTTTTGAACTTCGTTTCTTGCTGCTTCGCCATCTTTGCTCATCATTAATGCAAACCCACCCATAATAAACGCACTAAACTCCGTTAGCGACGCTTTCTCAAACCAAACGAGGATACCCCCGAATGAAATTAAGATAAGGCCGATAACGGTAGTTTTTGGGTTACGGAAGATTCTACTTATCATTTTTAATATCCCTATTCCAACGCCACAAGGTGTACACAAAAGAGGTCAGCATTACAAGCATCCCTGCTATTTGATGCACCTCGGCAATCGTCAATCCTCCAACGGCTAAACTCCAAGACGTTGCTACGGCACTTGAACTATCTGTTTTCATATCTCGAATGGTGCTGGAGGTTGACAGTATTCGGAATCAGGATTCGCTACGCAAAACGCTTGGGCGTACTCCGTATCCAGAGTGTAGCCAAAAGAGTTTACTCCTACGGGATTAGGCCATACCAACGCTGCATCGTAAGCAGCAAGAGCCGTATCATTCCACACGATGTCTACGGCGTAGAGCGGGTCTGTTGCTTCGCATACTTGCATACCCTCTGCATCGGTTCCCCATTGCGTACATAGGTGGCCTATTTCCACAACGCAGGCAACGAGGTCTTGATTCCAGACCAGCTCTGTTCCTTCGGGTGTTGTTACTTCTACTTGTATTGCTGTTTTGGCTGTTGCCCAATCAGCAAAGGCGTACTTACGGAATATCATAACGTGGTGAGTTCTGCCAAGGAGGCGTTGGTTAGGCGGGTCTTGAATAGTAGGGTTTGGTTGTAAACTTGCGTTGAACCCGAACCAAGATACAAATCAAATTTGCTCATTGCTGGAACTGCCGAACTTGTATCTGCTCCAGCTTGCGTTCCATCTACATACAAAACGTAGTCATTTAATTTGTAAGCAAATGCAATTTTATGATTCCCAGCAGTAAGCCCGTAGCTCGTTAGGTTTATGTTTACAGTAATTGAACCGCCAACAAAAGCGGTCGCTTGGATACGCCCATCGGGGTAATATGTAAAATCAACAGCATTGCTTGATGTTCCGTCATTCAAAACGAAGTTTGCATAGGTACCAGCACTTGCAATACTTGGAACATAAACATCCAAAAACAAAGTCCCCTCCGTCTGCCCAATTAGTGAGCTTATCCCCGTCTTACTGGCTGCGTCTGCCCCACGGGTTGCGGATGCTGCAAGCGTTGGAATGTAAGAGGTGGCGTAGGCTCCGATTTCAGACTGGGCTCCCCAAACGTAGGTGCTTGCAGCAGCATTGCTTGCTGAAACAATAACGAAATTACTAATTGTCGTGGCGGCTGGTGTAGTCAACGTACAACGATACCAGCCGTTTCCGTAATTCGTAATGGTTGAAGTATAACCCGCACTTGTACTAACAATAGTTCCGTTATTTAAGTTAAACTGGGCACTAAATGAAGTAGGCACATCCAGCCGTAAAACGAACAATCCGTCACCATCTACTTTTTTCGCAAAACAAGATACGGTATATTGGTTTGAAGCAAAACCTGTTTGGTATCTTGCTCCAGTTAAAGTATCGGCATTTTGAGTTCCGTCGGGTGAAATTGCGGTATTAGACGTCACGGTTCCACCCGCACTAATCCAAGCGGTAAATTGTTCGCTATTTGTTACCAAATTTGTCCGCTGAGGTTCCAGCAACAAGCGAGGGCAAGTGCTACCAAGGTAGTCAAGGCGGGGTACGTTAGCAACTGGGCCAACACTTACCGCTGCGGTGGTGGTGGGTATGTAGTCTGTTGCGATGTCGCCTACTTCGAGTTGACCTCCCCATAAAAATAGTCCGCTTGTCCCGTTACCAGTATAGTAGGTATTAATTCCCGAATCTATAAATAGTAATTGAACTGCTCCAGCAGCATCGCCAGCAACTAAATTTTGAGAAACAGAACACCTATACCAACCATTGCCTTCGTCTACAATAGTTGAAAAGCCTCCGCTAATGTTTTGCACAACGGTGCCAGTTGAAACATCAAAATATGCAAAAAGCTGCGCAGCAGTCATACTTCCATAGCTTGAGTTTGCAAAACCGATGCGGCAGCGAGTTCTGCTATTTGCTTTAACTGATATACTAATAGTGTTTAGTCCAGATGAAATGGCTAAAACTTGCGATACTCCGTGTTCGGCAAGGGCTGCGCTTTCAATGTTACTATCTGCGGTTGCTGTTCCATCGGGTGCTGCGGTGGCATTTGCCGTTATGGTAGAGCCAATTTTTCCCCAACTTGCATTATCAAAGGTTTGGCTTTGCAAAACCAAGTTAGTCCGCACCTTCTCAATAAGCCCCGCAGAATTTACACGGGTAGCCGTGTCCCCTGTACGGGTGAACGCTAAATCCCCGCTGCCGTCTGTTGGCTTCTCGGCATATACCTTGCTTGTCTTATATCCGCTGGGAATTAATACCAGAGAACTATCGTCGTAGAATGAACTCATTAGTTAAAATTTAAGGCGTCTATTGCATTTACCAAACACTCATATCCTTCGGTGGTTCCGCTATCGGCGGCTACACGAGCAACATACGCATCCGCATACGTGTAAGCATTATTGAAGCAAGTAGGTACGTCACCTATTGCCCGTGTATTGTAGTCCTCGTCTCCCCAATAGGAGGAGCAGTAGATATTACCCCAACCGATACTATTTGCCATTTTCCAGGTACTTTTTTAATTTAATTAGATTCTCGGTTTTTACTTTATAGAACCCACGAGGCCGGGCGGGAATCTCGGTCTGGGTAGATGTCTTCGTTGACGTTGGCATTGTACTC